CCGGAAATCTCCCGATCGGATGGATGCTCTCGTGTGGGCATTCTGGGAACTGTTCGGGCTCGGAGAGAAAGAGAAAAAGAAAGCAGTTTTCCAAATGGAGGATACCTATGCAGTCTGAAGAACCAATTATCGAAGTAACCGTTACTGAAGAACAGCCCACCGAAAAACCCACCACTATCAAAGTACCAACAGCCCTGAAGGATGAACTTGACTTGCTGAAAGAGGATGAGAAGGAGACCTATGCCGGAGTTATCGGGCGCCTTATCCATGCCCGCCCGGAACCAGAATCAGATAACGAAACCGTAGTCGTCTCCCTGCCTCGCAGGGTATACCAGATGATGCTGATGCTGCTGCCGGGCAACATGAGCGACCAGATGAGGAAGGGGGTTCGGTGATGATCCGGGAACAGATCGCCGATACCTTAACCGGCGGACAACTCACCCAGACCCGGGAACAACTCACGTCCCTGACCGGACGATACCAGGACGTTCTGTCAGAAACCCGGAAACTGTCACGGGACATTGAGAACCTGAAAGAAGGGTATGCAGACCAGTCATGGGACAACCGGCTTAACCTGGACCGTCACTGGCTGCTCATCTCAGGATACCAGCAGCAGCGAGTGATCCAGAAGTCAGATGTCGATTTGTATCACGACCTCTTGAACTATGGCTATCAGTACTCTCCTCTCATCCGAGGGGCCATCGACCTGAAAACAAGATACACGTTCGGCCTGTCGTTCAGCTTCCAGTCAGAAAAAAGAAACAACCGAAATATCCTGAACGCTATCAGGGACGACCCGAAGAACCAGATGGCAGTGTTCGGATCGCAGGCTTTGACCGAAGCAGACCACGAACTGCAGAAAGGCGGAAACATCTTCCTCGCCATATATCACAGGCTCAACCCGGTGCAGATACGGTTATGGTCATCATACGAGATCGGAGACATCATCACCGACCCGGACGATGCAGACATGCCGATGTTCTATGTCCGGTCCTGGATGGATGCATCAGGCACCTCTCACACCAAGGCTTACCCGTCAGTCTTCAACACGAGATACGCAGGGATGGTCAACCAGGACGGCATATCTGCAACGGTCGATAAGGATATCATCGTCTTTCACCTGGCAGAAGGAAAAGGCCTGAAACAGAAATGGGCCTTGTCACCGTATACGGCTGCCCTGCCGTGGAACCGGGCATATGAAGGGTTCTTGCTTGACTTTGCAGCCATTGTGCAAATGATTAGAAAATATACCACGATGTTCACCACCAAGGGTGGAGAGGCACAGGTCGCGGCACTCAGTACCCAATTCAACCATGAGCAGCATGGACATCACAAAGGTCAGGTAGGCAACCAGCTCATAGCCACCGAGGGTAATGATTTCAAGGTTGTGGATGCAGGCAGTTCCAAGATAGTCGGTCCGGCAGACTCCCGGTACTATCTCATGCAGTTCTGTACTGCAACCGGCATCCCGGAGAACATGCTGACCGGGAACCCGCAGACCGGGAATCGTGCTTCTGCGCAGGAATTGACGTCCAACTTCCTGCCTCTTATCGAAGAGAGACAAACGGCATGGGCCGACACGTTCAAGACGATATTCACCCGGATCCTTGGTAACGCCGATTTCGAGATATCGTTCCCGCCGCTCCGGAGTCAGGACGCACTCACCTACCTGCAGGGTCTCAATGCAACTGCAATGACAACGCAGGGAACCATCACCGGGGTAGTTCGGCCGATTGATTACATCAAGGCTGTATATGAGTCTCTTGACCTGAAACTGCCTGATGACCAGTCAGTTGATGAGATGGCGGCTTCACTCCTGGACAAGATGAACCAGGATCCGGTGATGGCCGGAGCGATTGAACGGCTGGCAACAGCAGCAACGAAGATGCAGGAGTCAGCGGCCTGCTGTGTATGAGCTCGACAGCGGTTTCTCAGTTCTGTGCAGCAGCAGTCAGTCTGCAGAAAGTATACCGCAGAGAGCAGGCATCACGAAAACAGGCGGTCGTTCTCGCTAACCTGTTCAGAGAGCGACGAATACAAACCCTCCATGAGTTTACCCGGTATGAATTCCTTTTTTCTGACTCATACCGGCAATTAAGAGAGGATTCGAGTGATCCTTTCCCCCCGCTATTCGGAAACCTTGTTGAGACCGCGGTCATCACCGGCAAATCGTACTCAGAAACATACCAGGAAATAGACCGGACGTTCCGGGCATACGAGACCGGGATCAGAAGCCGTAAAGACCCGACCGGTTCTCTCCCCCGAATCCGGGCGTATGAAAAAGTTCTTTCCACATTGTTCAGGAACTACCAGAAAGCCGTTATTACAGACCTGAAACAACAGGCCGGAGTATCGGAGTCTCTGACCCGGGAGGAAGCCAAACCTCCTCTGAACATCGATCCGGCTCAATTTTACCAACGGCTCAACTGGATAGGGAAAGAAACCATCACCGACCCCGGGAACCAGGCGGTAGAACTTGAAATCCCTGAGGCATACCAGGCCGGGGGAACGTTTGGCAGTATTGTTCTCGGTGGAACTCTTGAGCAGCGGCAAACTGAATGGAAAAAGATCGCGGATCTTATTGAGAGCAACAACCAGGCTCTATCCAAAGTTACCGATGAAATAAGCGGAAAAATCCGGGGTATCGTTGCTGACGGGGTTGTCAATGAGCGGGATTTAGGGGATATCATCCGGGATATTTACTCAGTATCTGACGTTGGGATATCCCGGGCTCTGACCATCGCCCGGACCGAGGTCATGAAAGCGGTCAATGCCGGGGTCGTTGACCGATACAAACTGGCCGGAGTCGAAGAACTGAAATGGTTGGCGGCGATTGATACAAACACCTGTGATGAGTGCCGGGACCTGGATGGAAAGGTATTCCCGATAGATAACCATCCGGACGCTCCGAAACATCCACGCTGCAGATGCACATGGATTCCAAACATCGCCCTTCCGAAAGGTGACTGGTGGGAAGATGGAGAAGAACCAGGAAAGAAAACCCCCGAACCGGAACCCGTAAGAGTTCCGAAAACAACTCCGAAAAAGAAAACAAAGGACCCCTTTGCTGATTTTGATACATCGAGCAAGCATAAGGAATTGTTAGATTCGGACGTTGAAATTGTGTATGTTTATGATAAAGATGGCAATTTATTACAACGTGCAGTAGGTTCGAAAAATCAAGTCTCATACATTAATCCCCCTCCTGGAGGAAAGACTGTGCATAACCATCCTGATCTTGGGAATAATGTCGCATCATTTTCACCTCAAGATGTATTTACATCAATACAATCAAAAGAGATGGAGGCTCGGGTAATATCCAAAGAGACCGGGATGGAATATTCTATCAAACCGGGTCCGGATGGGTGGCCGTCCGAAGATAAATTTAAAGAGGTATATGATGCCGAAATTCAGAGGGTTGGTGAATATGTTAGGGAGGGGCTTAAAAACGGGTCGTTCGATATGAAATCAGCAGAAAAGTATCTACGCGGTGAAATGAACAATGTAATGAAAGACGTATTTGAAAAATCGGGGATAATTTATAACGAGAGGAGAATATCATGACATCTACCAATGTTCAGGACTTGTTCGGGCTTCAATCATCATGTATTAGATGCCAAAATTTTTTGAAATTCGGGTCAGAAAAACAAACCTGCACCGCCTTCCCGGACGGTATCCCTCGTGATATCTGGCTCGGCAAAAACGATCACACCAACCCGTATCCGGGGGATAACGGGGTAAGGTTTGAGGGGGTATAAAAATGCCAGAACAAACTCCATCTGAATTCTTTCAGAAATATAAAGAGCATATAGAAGAATTCTCTGATAAAATGGGAGAACAATATAAGGAACTGAATGCACGACTTGAAGCAATCTGCTCAGGTATGGCTGTCGATGCAGAACAACGGATGCAGGACCTAATAAAGTGCCTCGAAGAATCAGGGGTTGCGGATTCAATAAGCAATATCAACGCTGCACTTGATGATATGACCCTCGAAAAAGAAAAAGAGTTGAAAAAACCCCGAAAGAAAACTTCCAATATCGATCCCAATCTTCAACAGGCATACTATCGCAGACTTTGACCCTATTCTTTTCTTCTTCTCTCTGGTATACCGGCACTTTCACTTATAATATTTTAGAGCGCTAATATATCCAATGGCAGAAATCCGGCCAGGCGCTATTTTCGGGGGTGCTGATCATCCCTGACACCATCATCACCGGAGACGTCATGCGTTTCCGGGAAGTCTCCGGGCCGTCAGCAAAACCCGGAACCATCGAGGTTCACATTATTCAGCCCGGCAAAGGGTCGAGCGGTTTCTATTTTGAAGAGGCTCTTAAGAAAGCCTGTGAATCCGGAGTATACCCCAAAGGTATGCTCATGCATTTAGACCACCCGACCCGACAACAGGAAGAGGACCAGCCGGCTCGTGTGACGGGCACTATTGCTGCAGTCCTCACAGAACCAGGGCATTATCTCGAAGAGGGCGACCCGGCTGCCTGGGACGGTCCCGGAATATATGCACTGGCAGAGGTCAGGCCAAAGTTCGTTGAGGACATGAAATGGCTTGCCGGAAAGATCGGGGTCAGTCACTATGTTGATGGGTACTCAAAGGAAGGGCTCCTCCCTGATGGTTCAAAGGGCAGAATTATCACTGAACTATTGCCCTCGAAATTTAACTCTGTTGATTTTGTAACCATACCGGGAGCCGGGGGGCACTCCCGGTTCAGTGAAATGGCAGAACGAGGAAAGGAGAAAGAAATGGCACCAGATAAACAACTCTCAATCAGACTCTCGGAGATCATGACCAGTGATCCTGAGGTTGTGAAAGAGATCCGAAAGCAGGTTACTGAGGAACTGCAAATCGAATCTCAAACCGAATCGCAGAAGAAGAAACTCACCGAGGCAGAAACCCGGATTAAGACCCTGGAGTCTGAAATCAAGGAACTCAAGGGAAAGGTTGCAGAGAAGGCCGCCCGTGAGTTCGTGACCACTGAAGTGGGAAAGGCAAAACTTCCTGAGTCTGTCGGTAAGGCCCTCACTGAATCACTAGTGAAACAGGCGGTACTGTCAGAAGACGGCAGCATCGACTCCGTGAAGTTCGGCATGATCGTCACCGAGGCAATCAAAGCGAAACAGACCGAGATCGCTGACATCCTGAAAGAATCAGGCGTCTCCGGGGTCCATGACAACGGTTCGGTACCCTCTGGTACCTCTGGTGATGTCAAGAAAGCCCGGGAAGATTACCGGGACACTCTTGTTGAGAACGGGATGAGCAAAGAGCAGGCTAGCAGGCTTGCAGGAATTGAGGTGGTCTAAAATGCTAAACGAAACACACAGCCCGGACAACCTCCGGGTTATCGCATCGTACCCGACTACTCCGGTAGCTGGTGGGGTTGTGATATACGGAGACCTTTGCGGTATTGCAGAGGGTGATGAAGACACCGTATCCGGTGAGACTGTTGTCAGGTTCGGCCCCTGGGTCGGAGACCTGGAAGTCACTGACGTAAACACCGGCGGGATCGCTGTCGGTGCTCCGCTGTTCGCATCTAAGGCCAATCCGGTAGTCCTGTCAAACCTTGCTTCCGGGGTATTCTTCGGATGGGCTAATGAAGTCGTTTTGACCGGGGCAACTACGACCATCGAGGTCATCAAGGCAGGATATGCCGGGGGAGTGCTCGCAGCAAGTGCAGTCGGGACTACCCAGCTTGCAGCAGGTGGAGTCACTGAGGATAAACTAGTACCAGGTTCAGGTACCGCAGGTATCACCGGACTGGTTACTAAGTTCGCTGCATCCGGTAACGTCATCGGAGCCATACCAGTAATCCACATCGTCACTGTCGCCGCAGGAGCAAACGGCAACACCGATGTCACTCTGACCCACAAGACCAGAGTTATTGACGCATGGCTTCAGCTCACCGGGGCAGGAGTCGAATCAGCAACACTTCAGATCAAGAACGGGACGAACGCCATTTCTGACGCGATGGCCGCATCCGGATCAGATACCGCAATTGTGCGGATGGCAACCATTGACGATTCAAAGGCAGACATCGCAGCCGGTGGAACGCTCCGGGTAACTGGTGCAGGTGGAGCAACACAGCCCGACGCTGTTGTCTATGTTCTCGGCCTGAGGGTGGCATAATCATGATAACTGAAGGAAAATTCAAGGAAATCTTCGGCAGCGGCCAGAGGATGACAAAAGAGTATCTCAACTCCGCTGAGGGACTTACCCGGAGGCGGAAAGTTCAGGAGTTCCTCCGGACTGTTGAAGGAATGCAGAGTTACGGCAAACTCTGTGAGGCAATGGGAACGTCTGATTTCTCGTATCTCCTGACGGCAGATATGAACGCTCAGCTCCTGGAGATGCAGAAGACTGTCGATGTCACTTACCCGCTCTGGACCCGACCGGTCCGGGTGAATGACTTCAAGAGCACTCCGCTTCCGGCACTCGATGGCCCGATTCGGAGACTCCAGGAACGTGGAGATGAGGAAGGACTGGCAAAAACTTACCTGGGTGAGAGCAACTTCACCATCCAGGCAAAGAACTATGCAGACTCGCTGGAACTCACCCGGCAGGCAATCATCAACGATGCACTCGGCGTGTTCAACTCAGTACCTGAGATCTTCTCCCGTGCTGCAGCCCAGACCGCTGAGTACCTTGCGACATCACAGATCGCAGTAGCAGCCGGACCGGACACCACGCTGTTCCCGACCAATGACAGTCACGGCAACTATACCACAAGCGAACTGAGCATTGCCAGTGTCATTGCAGCGGCGACCAAGATGGCAATTCAGACTGATGCAAAGGGTAATGCACTCAACATCCAGCCAAAAGGAATCATGGTTCCTCCGGCCCTGAAGTGGAAGGCAGCAGAGATCATTGATGCCCTGACTCTTGAGAGATATGATCTCACCTCTGAAGTGGGATACAAGACATCAGGCAACAACCCGGTCGCCGGTCTTGAGATCGCGGTAAACACCATGATCCCGGTTGTCTCGAGCAGCAACACGTACAAGAACAAACAGTGGTATCTTTACGGTGACCCGGTTGCAAACCGGCCCGCTGTTGCTTTTGCCGTTCTGAACTCTGCTCCGACTCCCCGGATATTCCGGAAGGCTCCTGATGCTCAGGTTCTCGGCGGTGCAATGGATCAGTACTCCTACGAGATGTCAACCATCGGTTACAAGATCGAATGGGATATCGGGGCTGCACAGATTGATTACCGGTGCATGGTTGCAAACGCACCCACCTCCTAATCCCTTTTTTGAGGTGGATTAGATGACGAACTACGATGTCAGGGCGTTTGTTTTATTCTCTGATTTTGAGACATACGTTGAGTCCCTGGCAACGACAACCGAGATCCAGACTTTCTTTAGCCCGGAAAAGGGTTATATCGTGGTTGTGGGGTGATAATGGTCTATTGCGATTACACTGATGTTCAATTGGAGGCTGGAACGTCTCTGGGTACTATCACAACCTCCGATATAACCAACATGATCGCCCGGAGTGATGAGGAAATCGCGGATATGCTCACCGAAAAAGGGCTCACGGCTCCTGCATCTGCATCACAACTGAAAACAGCCTCGATATGTCTCACCTGTGCGAAGGTCAAACGCAGACAAGCCCATGAGTTGACCCGCCCCGACAACCTTTCACTTGGCGGAGATATTTCGTTCGGAGTTAATCCAGAAACCGAGGCGAAATCATATGAGGCTAAGGCGAGAGTGGCAGTGGACCAGTATGTTAAGTATGCCGGGGGGTCTGGTGTGGTCATCGTGAGGAATCATCGAATGATCCGGGGGTACTAAAGTGCTGTTCCCTCTCTCGTTCATGGATTCTACTTGTACTATTCAGCGGAGATACCGGAAACAGAAACTCACATACACCGGAGGAACCGGGACTCCTGTTGTCGGACAAACCGTGACCGGGGGAACATCACATGAGACTGCTGAGATAACCAAGGTCGGGACTGGGTATATTGTGGTGAAAGATCTGTCCGGTATGTTCACCATCGGGGAGACACTTACCACGACCACTCTGTCAGGAACCCTGTCTGTTCAGGCGGATTACCTGAACCAGTCGAACGAGTATGAGTATTACTGGCTTGACGATCAGGTGGATGTGCCCTGCAGGTTTGGCTATTCTAGGAGAGATAGTGAAAGTGCCATGATCCACGAGACCGGACAACTCCTGGATCAACCGGTGAAAGTGGCGCTTCCGGACACAATCACGCTTGTGGGAACACAGGGAGACTGGGCCGCGAACTATCGGATCAGTTCCATAGCCGATGGATTTTATGGGGTCTTTCAGATCATGACTCCCTATGTAAGCAAAGGAATCTCCGGGATTGATCATTACTCGTTGATTCTAAAGGTGGTGCCCTAATGGACGAAGCAGCACGAGATGAACTCTTAATCCGGTTGGATGAACGGACCGGGACAATGATCGAACGGCTGAAGCAAGGGGATCAGGTCATGCAGGAGCACAGTACCAGAATTAACGCTCTTGAATCTTGCGAAGATCAAAGAAAAGGGACGGTCCGGTTTGCAGCAATTGTTGCTGGTGTGATATCTACCTGCGGGGCAGTGATATCTATCGCGTATACTGTCTTCGGGAGAGGTGCGTAATGCCTCGGATCATGACTCCGGAGGAACTATCGCTGAAACTCGGACAACTCACCAAGAAAGCGTTTCCGGCAATTGAGAGAGGGCTGACTAACGCCGCTCTGAACGTGGAAGGAGAATCCAAGCAGTACTGTACTCCGGGGAAAAGCCCATATTACAAAGCTCCGTATACGGACGACAACGACCCCCGTAGGAAACCCCCGCATATGCGGGACGTGATGTTTACGACGGTGGAGGTTTCAACCGACCAGATTAAAGCGACAATTGGAAATCCGAAAAATTATGCCCTGGCTGTTCATGACGGGACAACCAGGATGCAGGCCCGGCCATTTATCCTCGATGCTATCAAGGCAAAGGACAAGGAAACCCGGATCCACTTGTCTGATGCCGTATACAAGGGGCTCAAAGACCAGTGCGTGTAAGGGGGTGATATCACGATGGGAAGACGAAAAGGAAGTAAAAACAAGGTAAAACGGGCCGTAGCCGGTCCGGTTGGAAACCGGAGAGCACGGGCAACAGGAGGAGGGAAACAGTGAACGTAACGGTGTTTCAGACTATCATTGACAAGTTGCAGGCTGATGCGACCCTGACCGGGTATCTCGGCGGACCGTACGTGTTCCGCTCAAAGATGGTTGCACCGTCGCAGATCCCGTCTGTCACCCTGCTCGGAAACAATGAAAGCAGCAAACACCGTCCGGGTGCTATCGCCACAAAGAGGCGGGATGCTAACCCGACCTTGCAGATAGATATCTGGGTCTCATCAGCAGCAGAAGAGTTTCCCTGCACGGGTGAGGACTGCGATATCATCACGAACCGTATCGATGAGATTTTGATGGATGCTGCCAGCCCGGTTCCTAACACAATCGGGTGGAGTAAAACCACGGAATCACAACAGAACGAAGAAGATCCGCCGATTTGGCATAATGCCGTTCGGTATGAGTTTAGGTATTCTTTGATTGATTAAAGGAGAACAAAACAAATGACAACTGTACCCGATTTTGGCGAATTTACTGGCGTGCATGGCACTGTCACAGTAGGTGGAGTCGCCATTGCCGATGTATTCTATGATACTAAGTGGAAACGGGCAACCGTATCACATGGAAGAAGTGGGAAGTATTCAGACAGCAACTATCCGGGAAAACTGACCATTGATACGAAGATTAAGAAAGTGTTAGTGTACACAGATGCAGCCGTTGTGCTTGGGTATTCACTCACAGACACTCCAATCACCGGGTCAGCAGAGACTCTTCTCGCAGCATCACACGTCCTCGATGCAACTGACAACTATGAGGACATGACCGATGACACCATAGCCACGCTTTCCCGTGTCCGGTATACTCTGGCAACCAAGGCGATCACCACGGGGGGAACCATCACGCTCATTGGTGAAGACAACGATGGGAACCCGATATCCGAGATCATCAAGGTCACTGCTCCAGCAAGTATCGGGGATACCTGGACAACTACGAAACTGTTCAAGAAGGTTTATGGGCACACCATCAGGGCGATTGACTCTGCTGACGATCTTGGCACGTTTACGGTTGCATCAATCGCTGGATCTACATCCTATACCGTGGGTGCCCCCAAGGTCTTTGATCTTGTAGGTACTCTTGCTCAGGGATCTGACTCACTGGTGTTTACACACCCGGATTGCTGGTTCAGTGAAGGGGGTATCGCCTGGGAGGATGCTGGTAAGATGGTTGATGTTGAATGTCCGGTTGTGATGAGAGATCCCGACGCATTCAGGTTTGATGTTTTATGAGCTCAAGAACGATAGACCCGGCTGAAGCTCTGGTGATGTTGAAACAACATCAACCCAGTTTTGACAAGATGGCTGCTGCCGAGAGATCACAAAACCTGAAATGGCAGGACGAAATTGCCATGCTCGAACGCCGGGTTCATGACGTCTATGAGATGGTAGACCTCGGCAACGGTGACAAGATCGCTGTAAGAACCGCTCTGTCTGAAGAGGAGATGCAGGAACTGCAGGGACTGGAAAAGAGGACCTTTGAGCTTCACAAGCGGATATCCGGGATCGATAAGGGAGAGATCGAGGTAGACAACAAGGATGAAGAACTCATCACCGCTCACGAGGAAGTTTCCGGCATCACGTACCGGCAGATCGCTCTCATGACGGCGAACCCTCTCATAACCGCTGACTGGCTTGCGGAAAACAAAGCTAAATGGCCCGTTGCTGACGCACTAGTCGTGTTATCTTCGTTTATGGAGGAGTCCATACGGCGAAGAGTGGACCGGGTGAAAGACATCCAGTCCTTTCTCGGCAAGTGAGCACGGGCAGAACTACGGGGATTTCCTACGGTATCTGGATATCCTTGACCCACGAGAATACGCATCTCTTCCGGCAGACATCCGATTATTCTGGAAGTCGTGGTATAACAAGAAAATGGATAGATTGTCAAAACAGGGACAGAAATAATGGGTCTAATTGGGAGCATCGGACAAGTAGCATATGAAATCATAGCCACAGACGGCACCGGACCCGGTGTCGACTCATCCACTAAAAAGATGGCGGCTGTCGGCGCAGCCATGACCGGAGTGGGTATTGGTGCGAAGCTCATGGTCGATGATGTCAACGCCTCTTTTCTTGAGTTTGACGGGTCAATGACTGCGGTGAAATCTCTCGGTGCCATGTCGGAAGAAGAGTTTGGCAAGATGAAAGATGCCGCTATCGACCTCAGTACTCAGGTTCCTGTCTCTGCCACTGATGTATCTGATGCCATGTACAAGATGGTATCTGTCGGATACGATTTCGATATCATGATGGCAACCATCCCGGAGGCTACAAAGTTAGCAGTCGGGGGAAATCAGGCACTTGCTGAGTCAGTTGATACCGTTATCAACGTATTCGGGGCATACGGAACAGAAGCATACACCGCCGCAGACATCACCAACATCCTGGCTAAGGGTGTCGGTGTCGGGAAGTGGGAGCTCGCAGACTTCACCACAGAGATGATGAAAAACGTGGGTGTGGCTGCTCAGCTTGGGATCTCATTTGAAGATATTGCAGCAGCAAACGTCCTGCTGCAAAGTAAGTTTACCAGTGCCGAGGAAGCCGGAACTGCGATGAAGACGATGCTGCTTCGGCTGGTCGATCCAAAAGTTCAGGCAGATCTTGAGCAGTTAGGGGTTAATGTCAAGGATGCAGACGGAAACTTTGTAGGGCTTGAATCGGTCCTTAACCAGTTGGACGGGGCTCTCGGGACGATGGGCGGCGAGTCATCACAACTGGCAGTCAGTATCAGCGGGCTCGGTGTTTCGGCATTCGATTCATCAGGTAAATTCGTAGGAATGAGCAAAGTTACTGCAGATCTCAATGAAGTTTATTCTCGTACTGGTGCACTCACTCCGGAGATCGCGAAAAAGATCGAAGCCCTGGGATTTAAGATCGACGAAAAAACCGGAAAAATCACCCTGTCAAAGAAAGCTACCAGTGAATATGATGCAATTCTCAGCTCTACCGGGGGAAATGTCGATAAGATGTCGAAACTCCAGGAGATCTTTGGGACTGAAGGGCTCCGGGCGGCAATGGCTCTTGTCGATGAGAAAGACAAGCTCGCCGACATGTCTTCCGAGATGAACGACGCGACATTTAAAGAGCAGGCCTATAACACTGTCCTGGAATCCACCGGATCGAGATTAGAGATAGCGACAAATAAGATGGACGCTGCGAAAATCATGATGGGTGAGGCCATGGCTCCGGCAACTGAAACACTGGCCGGATTAACCTCTGGTCTCGCGACCGGCCTTCTGGCGCTTCCGAAACCACTCCAAGAGATAGCAGGGATGGGGCTTTTTGCAACACAGGGCCTTGCTGGTCTTGGCCCGCTTCTTATGGGTCTCTCTGCTCTTAAGGGTCTGGGTCTTGCGTCCACTCTTTCATCCATTGCGGGGGGGATCTCTTCTATTGGTACATCCGGGGGTTTGGCATTAATCGGTCTCGCGCCGCTTCTCCCGATTATTGTCGGGTTAGGCATTGGTCTTGCCGGAGTGTATGCCATGCAGAAACTCGGTATCCTCGACTGGTTTTACCAGCTCGGACACGATTGTGGCCCTGCAGTTGCTGACGGGATAAGTAATATCACTGAGGTAATCGCCGGACTTCCTGAATTTGTATCAACCGAGTTAGGGAATGTTGTTTCTTACTTCGTCGATTTACCAGGTCATATCGTCGAAGCACTTGGATCTATTGGAGAGGTGATAACCGGGCCGTTTGATGGGGTAGGAGAGATATTGGGAACCGTTTTCAGTTCTATCCCAGGGGCTTTGTCTATCGCATTCACCGACATCACCACCGCTTTCGGCGCTCTTGGTGGGAACGTCCAAACTGCCTTTGGAAACCTTTTCACCGGTATCGGAGACTTCATCGTCGGTTTAGCTCAGGGGTTCAT